ATGGGTAAGAAGCCAAACATAACAACTGGATTTGTAACCAACTTTAACCAATTTTCAAATAGAGAAATTAAAAGCATTTGTAAAGACTATTTTGATAAAGCAAACCATCAAACTATTATAAACCTTCTTGAAGATGAAGATTTCAGTTTAAATATTTATCAAGTTGGTGAAGGTGAGGATAATGAAATTTATATCAAAAATAACGACAAAGACAAATGGCAAATAATTAATAGAGTTGATTAGTAAATTGAAGTTAAATTAAAAACAAAAAATTAAATTATGATTATTAAAATTAACGTTTTATACAAACAGAAATTAAAACCAATGGGAATTTTACTTTGTGAAATCCCATCCTATACAGAAGGTGTTAATAGTTTTTTTTATGCAACACTTGTTGATGATACATTTACTGAAATTAGAAATTTTTCTTCTGAATCAATTGAAAATTTGCTTTCAGATATAAATCATTACTTATATGAATCGCAGTATTCAATAAAAGCACTATTCAGACCATACATTGGTGAAGCTTCATTCAAGGATGATATTGATGAGAATATTCATCTATTGGTGATAAATTAAAATTTAAAGGGTGCTGATAGCACCCTTTTTTATTTGCAGTTATCTTTATTAAGCATTTCTTCAAAGTTGATAATTTCAATCTGTTTACTTTTAATATCCTTAACAAAAACATACTTATCATTAAAATATAGTAATTCAAAATCCTTTTGTTTTTTACCAGTATAACATTCCAAGTATTCAATGTTTTTGATGTTGGAAGGTACATAATAAAGATGATGAAATTTAGTGAATATGCTATTCATAAAGTACAAACTAATTTGAAATACAAGTAAAACAATCAAACTATAATAGTCTTTAAAAATATCACCATATTTTTTAATAATGATATCCCTAATCACTTTAATTGATGAAATAAAAAATGTATACAAAATTATTAGATGTGGTGTTGTAAATTCTTTATGACTTAGAACATAAAGCGAATACCCAAAACCTAACACAAACAAACCCAATAACAATAATTTAACAGCCAAATATTCTTCATAAGGACTTAGTGTATTATCATCTTTTTTTTCTTTTACAAATACACTCAAATTAATAAAGACAAAAATCAATAAAAGAAACAAAACAACTAATCCATCAGAAACAACTTGTGTTAAAGAAAAAAATCTGATAAATGAAATTTCAATTCTAACAAGTTCTAACAACTGCCAGAATCCACCCAATACAGTTGGTATTAATATCAGAAGATTGATATTCTCTTTAATTAAATGAAGTACTTTTTTAACTCTATCCATAAATCAAAAATAAATAAAAAAAGGATAACCGCTAAGTTATCCTTTAAATTTTGAATCAACCAAATTAAATTGTTGAATTGCTTTTTCTCTATTCTTTTTAAGATGATGATACTTATTTTGACTTAACAAATAATCAATTACCTTAACCCAGTAATCCAAAGAAGCTTTCTTACTGTTTAATGGAATATTCTTTTTAAATCCGATTGCATACTTTGCCCAAGATACAATGCAAGGTGATAGTGATTCTTTCATAATTTTTTATCTAATATAGCTTTTAATTTCTTGATTGTATTCATACTTACTTTTTTACCATCTTTTGAAACTGATAGTTTTGCTAATTCTCTTAAGCTACCTTCTGGATATTTCTTGATGGCTTTAACAGCATCTGGATATTTGGCTAATGTATCATTAACATCTTCTGTTGTTCCTTTGACACGCCCCTTATAAACATTACCTTTAGCTTTAGCTGTTTCAATTCCTTGCCTTTGATTTTCCAATATACTTTCTTTGGTCATTTCTGCAAGGTTGGCAAGGATATCTGTTATCATTTTAAATGATGGGTTTACCTTGCCATTAGGTAATAATGATTCAATACCCAGATTATCAATTTTAACTGTTACACCCTTTTCTTTAAAGTAATCCAATGTTCTTTGTATATCACTTGCGGAACGCCCCCAGCGGTCAAGTTGTGATGTTGAAACATAGGTAACTATTCCAGATTCAATTGCTTCAATTAACTTGATTCCAGCTGGTCTTTTAGCAAATGGTGTTGAACCAGAAATTGTATCAGTAAAAACTAATTCATCTGATTTGGTTTGTGCATCTTGCCTATCTGTTTTTTGCCCTTTGTTAAGTGTGCTAATTCTTATATACCTTGCTTTTTTCATTGGTTTAAATCGATTTAAAATGATTAATAATTATATTGAAGTATCACCAGCCGATTCAACCCTTACAAGGTTATTAATTATTTATAATCTTCAATGTATTCAATATCTAAATCAATCAGTTCTTGAAGTTGGTCACAATATACATTGTGAACTTCTTTCTTGATTGTTTTATTACCCTCTAAAAGAAAGTAGGAATAAGTATCATCCCAACTTAATCTTATAAACAACCACCCTTTGTGATGGTGTCCATTAACAAGGATTAACAATCCTTTGTTTTGAAAGTTAACTAATCTTTCTACACCCCAACTCCAATACACTTGAATGTTTGGTAGTTTTAATTGTGCAACGGTTTCAGATATATCAAAATCCCTTTGACATAAATTTTCAAGATAATCAAATTTTTTGTTTAAATTTGCCATAAGTATGTATGTATTTAATTCGCAAGGATTGAATCATAAATTAAGGATGGTAGCCACACCATCCTTTTTTTATTTCTGGTGATAATCTCAATATTTCAAATAACTTATAATGTGTTCCTCATTTGAACAAGTCAAAGATATAACTAATATTTTTATTGTGCAAATTTAGGGTGGTATATTTTGCACAATATTTAAAATATTTTTCAATAGTGTTTTTGGGGTTCAACAAAGGTTTGTTGAAATAGAATTCGTTTGCAGTTAGATTATAGTCTATTGTTGCACACTTACAAAACATTTCAAAAATGTACGGACTTTTTAAACCTTAAAATAATTAATATCTTTACCAAAGTAATGAGAAACAAAGGAATGTATTGATTGATTTTGTTGGTGGATGTGGTGGTATTTCCATTGAATTGGTGGTGGTTCACCTTGTCAACCTTTTTTAAAGTAAAATAAAATATGCGGTTTGGCTAAGATATCAAGTAATTTTAGGGTGATATCAACCAAATTTAAGGCTTTAGAAAGCAAATTCAACAAAAGTTATTAACAGCCAAAACAAGCAAAATAGTACATATTATTATCTTTAAAAATAATTTTTTACCACATTTCACCACTTATTTAGACATTTTCCAGATAAGAATTTTAGGTGTTAATAACTTAAATTGGGATTAAATAACATATAAATTAACTTTGCTTACATCCATTAACAAATGGTTTAGTTCTTTGATGAAATGATAAATGCAATTAAAAAATGTAAAACTTTTAATGTACTTCGTTATATAAGTACAGAAAATAAAAAAACCAACAATTGGCGTTGTTGGTTTTAGAGTGTTAACTGAATATTAACTTAAATCTTTACAAAATGGAAAGAATTGAAAAGGGTTCCAGATTAAAAGATTTTATTAAGTTTTTGAAAAGTGTCTTTACGGCACAATTCATTAGAGAACTTATTAAAATTGCTATTACCATTATTTGGTAACATTTAGAAAAATTGAAGGGGTGTTGACGCACCCTTTCATATTTATTATGTACAAATGTACATACAAAAGTAATTAAAAAATATTATATACAATATTTTTATATACATTTTCACATACTTTAACATCTAATTATTTACCTATGTCATTAATTGAAATCTTATTATCAATACCTTTTATTATTCTATGTGTATGGATATTGTTTAAAGCAATTGAAACTGCAAAGAATAGTGGTTATAATGATTCTTATAAAAATCGTAATAAGTAATTAAGTTTCTATTATTAAATTTTGTTGTTTTTTCTGTTAACCTCGGCAAATGTGTTTTTGGGGTGATTTCAGTTCAATCAAACAAAAAAGCCAGCTTTAAGCCAGCTTTTAATTTACTTTTTGAAATACATTTTGCTTTCATCATTTCTTCTTTTTTGAAGTCCTTTCAATACCCTACCGTTTGCATATACCCATTTATTGAATTCTCTTTCAATTTTTCCATCCCAGATATTTAGATTGATTACCCTTAATAGATTTGATTTCTTCAATGCATTAACCCCAAGGTTATAAGCAAATGAAACCAATGCGTTAAATTGATTTTGATTTACCTTATCAGTTGTCATTGCATCAACGGCAAGTTCATAGTTTTTAACTTGTTCTTTTAATATTTCAATGGCTTGTTCTTTTGTTATGGCTTCATCTTTCATTGTTACTTTTGTTCCATCGCTGTATCTTGTTGTTCCGTAACCTATTGTTGGTACTCCAGCTGGACATAAGTAAGGTGTTGCTGAAAAGCCTTCATACTTCATAATTAGTTTTAATCCTTCTTCATTGATTGATGTGATTTTCATTTAACTTCATTGTTCATACTTCTTGTTATTTGTTCTATCCTTTTGGCTGAAAGTTCAAATTGTTCACCAAGTAGAATATATTTTAATTCATTTGTTAGTTCATTCATATCATTGAATTCTTCAAATATTTGCATATCCCTTATGCATTGGTATGATAAGATTCCATTCTTAACAAATTGAAATATCAGTTCTTCATTTTCTTTTAATAGTTGATATCTATTCATTTTTATTTAATTATACCTATAGATTATTTAGATGTAAATAGTTAAGCTTCATATCTTTTTAGCTTACTTGGTTCAATTAAAAATTCAACACAAGGTTTCAGCACCTTTTCGTTATTCCATCCCATTGTGGTTACTGGCATCCAGAAATTGGTGGTGTGGTAATATACATCTTGATAAAGCGGTTGACACATCCAATAACCATCATTGAAGAAGAAGAATATAATTGCTTGTTCATTTCTTTCTTTGGCTTGCTCCAATAGATATTTAACTTTTGATTCTTCAATTGCAATGGTCTTATAGGTAGTGGTGCTGATGTTACGATTCTTCACTTCAAAGATGTATGGTGTTGAAGTGGTGGTTGCGGTGTAATACCCTTCTTCCCTATCCATTCCATCTTCTGGTGTGAAGATGAATGAAGTAACGTTATTCTGTTGGAATAACTTTTTCATTAGCTGTCTTTCTTTCTTGCTGGCTTGTATAAATTTATTCTGATTCATTTTTAATATTCTTTTCTGCTCTGGCTCTAAGTGCCTTTATTCTTTCTTTAATTTCATCATCCAATTCCATTGGTTCGTTTAATTCTTCTTCATCTATATCTTTGAAGAAATCAAGTAATGCTTTCATAAATTTTTCTCTTTTCATTATAATTTTATTAGTGCTTTTAGCTTTTCTTTTGCCTTAGTTATTATTTGTCCAACTCTTTGTTTGCTTAAATTCATTTCTTCACCAATTTCTTCAAGTGTTAATGAATCACCACCAAAACCAAAATAATACATCACTGCTATCTGTTCATTCTTTTTTAAGTGGTTCAAGGCTTTTTTAAGCTTCAGTTTGATATCTGAATTATCTTCAACTTCTTCTTCAATGATTTCAATTTCATCTGATTGAAATGTGTTCACATCTTGCATCTTAATTAATTCAATCATATACTTCTTTATCCAGAATGAAGCGTAATAGCTGAACTTCACATTTTTGCTTATATCGAAGTTTTTAATGGCTTCTATTAATCCAATATTTCCTTCAGCAATCAAATCATCAATTGTTAAAATATCCTTGACTAAAAATGAATATTGGTTTGCATAATGAACAACCAATCTAAGGTTGTGGTTGATTAATTTTTCGTAGGCTGAATTATCATTTTCATCTTTGTACTTATGGAATAATTCAAGTAATTCTAAATTATTTAATGGTGGATATTTCTTTAAATCATTTCTAAAAATCTGGTTCAATTTTCATTTCAATTATGTTTTCGTTATTGTTCTTTCTAATAAATATCTGGGATATTGAAAAAGTTCATTTTTTATTAAAAAAAAATGAAAATATTTTTACTTTAAATAATAAACCCCTCACATTCAATATGTAAGGGGTTTTATTATTTTTATAAATCTTTAGAAGTTTGCACCAGATTCAATTGTTTTAACTCGATTTGATACGTTTGTAAATTCTTGAACTGAAACAACTGGTGCTGGTAATGATTGATTAGCTGAAGCCATTGCACTGGCTAACATATCATAATCAATTTTGATTCCGTTAACTGGTGTTGGTATATTGGTATTACCACCAACTATTCCACCACCAGCGAATCCTTTAACACCTAAACTTCTAAAGAACATTGCACCACCAGCTTTTCTTTGTTGTTCTTTATTTAGAATAACTTCACCTTGTTTAACATAAGCAAGTGTATTATCACCATTTGATAATGGAACTGAAAGGTTTGCACCATTATCAATTACACTACCAGATTGAAGCGTTGGAACTTCACCACCATCAGCAAATTTTGGTGTTTTGGTTGAAGCTATCTTTTGAATGTTCTTTAAACCAGTTGCAGTTACAATTGCAACGTTTGCTATCTTTAAACCAATTTCGTAAGGTGTTACGGCTTTGGTTGCTAATTCTGCTGTAACCCCTTGGTACATATTTATTGTAGCCATAGCAAGTGCAGCCGCTTTACCCATTGCTGTATTTTCACCTAATAATTCAGCTAATCTACCAAGTGTTGATTCAGCCATTGCAAGTTTTGCCATCTCGGCTTTCTTGTTGATATCGGTTTCAAACTGCTTATACTTTGCATTAATTAAAGCAACCGATGCACCAGTTTTTTCTGCTTGTTCAACCTCTCTTAATCTTGCTTCTTCATTTCTTTGAAGTTCTAATTCAACTGCTTCTGAATAGCTTAATTCTTCTGATGCACGTTTATTTTCAAGGTCAATTGCTTCTTGCTCTTTTTTGGCTTCCTTTCTTACTTTTTCAGCATCTTCATTTGCAATTCTATTTTCTTCATTAACCTTGTTAATTGCATCATTGTATTCAGTTTGATTAATTACACCTTGTTGAAGTTTAAGAAGAAAATTATCCCTTTCTTTTTGTGCTAATTCATTATTCAGTTTAATAGTTTCTTCAAGTCTTGCTTGTGAAAAGAAACCTTCTTCTGCTATTTTCTTTTGAATATTTTCTTTAAATATTTGAAGTTCTCTATCAGCATTAGCAACTAATAAATTAGCTTGTTTACCTAAATATTCATTTTGGATATTTAACTTTTCAGCTTCATATTCTGTTTTAGATTTTTTACCAGCCTTATATTCTTGTTCATTTAAGGCTAACTTCTTTTTCATTAACCCTTCTTCAAACTTCAATTCATCTTCAAGTAATTTCTTTTTAACTCCAGATTGGGCTATGTATAAATCAATTTCAGCCTTGCTTTGTCTTATTGCTTCATCAATTCTTTTTTGATTTAATTCTTTTGCTTTATCGTTGGCTTCTTTTTGAAGTGCTACCCTATTTACTAATTGTTCAGATTCTTGACCAGTAATCCTTTCTTGTATATCAGCAATTTCAGTTAAAGCTTGTGCTTGTGCATCAAGTGTTTCTTTTGTTCTACCTTCAGCTTTTATTCTAAGATTAGCAACAATTAAAGCTTGGTTAGCAATTGCAAGTTCATCTTTCAATTGTTGCTTTAGAACTTTACCTAAATCATCATTTGCTTTAATTCTTTCACCAATTGATTTGGTTTCATCATCTCTAATTTGACGGAACTTTTCAGCATCTTTTTGATATTGTAATTGTGTTAATCTTGATTTACGTTGTGAAGCTTCAAGTATTTGTTCAGCCTTTGCCAAATCTTGTGCTTCTTTAACTCCAGCTTTAATTTCATTGGTAAATTCTTTAACACCTTTTGATGCACTTTCAAAACCTAACATATCTAAACCATCAGCAATTAAACCCATAGTTTTTTCAGCAACTTCACCAGCTAATTCAAATCCCATTACAATACCATCAATAATGAATTCACCCAATGGCTGAAGTGCTTTTAAAACGCTGTTAATTATTCCAGTAACTGAAGCGAATGCAACTTTCAATTTATTTGTTGCTTCTTCATTTCTTTTCATTGCTGATTGGATAAGTGCAAATGCACCAACTAAAACAGCTAATACAGCACCAATTGGTGTTGCAATGAATGAAAGTGATGCTTTAGTTAATCCCATAAAACCTTGACCAGCACCAGCAAGTGATGTTTTTAATAGATTACCAACACCACCAGCTTCTTGTGAACGCTGGATAAAACCACCTATTCCACCATTGAATAAATTAAGTTCACCCAATGCTTCAGAAATAGATTCTTTGTAGTTACCAATGTTTATTTTTTGTTGTTCATATGCTGATGCATTTTGTTTAATGAATTCATTGTTTTCATTAAGTTTTGCATTGATATCATTAAGTGCTTTTACACCTTCTTCTGTTGCAAGATTAAGTTCATTTCTTAATCTTAATAATTGGGTATTGTTATTTCTTGCTGAACTTATTGAATTGATTTCAGTTTGAAGTGCTGATGATATTGCTTCTGTTGCAGTTGAAAATTTGTTGGTTGAACTGGTTAATTGTTCAACTACATTTTTTTGTTGTGTATAACTTGATTGAAGTCTTTTAAGTTCAACTTCATTTTTTGAAAAAGCATCAGTATTTTGTTTTCCTTGTTCAGCAAGTGCTTTTTGTGAAGATTTTAATCTATCAATTTCAGTTCTTGTTTGGGTCATTTTAGCAATCAATGCTGAAGTGTTTATATCCAAATCAAGAATTTCAACCTTTTTAGCCATTCTTATTTCATAGTATTATCTTTTTATGTTATTGTTTGTTTTTATTAACCCCACCAACTTGTGGTATTAGATATAACAGTTCCATCCATTGATTGTAATTTCAATGTAGTTGTACCACCTAATGGATTGATTATATCCAATAATGAATAAGGTGAACTATTTAGAATTGTTACTGGTGAACCATCATTAATTACCGCTTGTAAATATGGTGTGGTTATGTTTGTTTCAAAGAAGATATTTATTATTCTTGTCCAAGCATCAGCATTTGTTATAGTTTGTCCAGTTATTGTGATATATAATTCTTCTGTTGTTGGTGGTGTTAAATCTGGTCTTGGTAAATCATTATCGATTTTGATAAGTTCAACTTCAACCAATTTGTTAGGTGTCCAGTTATTGATTTTATTAACTAAATAATAACTACCAAGTTGTTCAATGTAATATTGCTTTTTAAAATCAAAGGTTGCTATATCTGTACTGGTTAAATTAAATTCAGCAGTTGTGATATTTGCGGTTGAAATTATATTTCCAATTTGACCATAGTAATTTGTCACTACTTCATTATAACTTACACCAGAATAAGATTCAATTGGTGCTGTGGTTGCTGTGGTTGCTTGAATTAATGCTTCACTTCCAATTGTAACTGGTGATGAAAAAGTATAATCTTGAGCTTTTAAAAAGTAAAATCTTTTATCAAGCACCTTATATTCAACTTCTTGAACACCTTCATTTTCATTTATTTCTTTATTCCATAATTTATAAACGTGGCTTTGAAATGGTAGTTCCGTTGCATTTAATTCTTTTTCTGGTGTATATATTTTGGATTCAATTATATTCTTTTCATCATCCAAATTTTCATTTAAAACGAATATTGAACCATCATTATAATTTGAATTCTCATCATTATACTTATGCTTAAGATTATTCTTTTGTGCATAGTCACCATAGATATATTTTTCACTTTTTACCCTTTGAAATTTATCACTCCAATCAACTTTATCAGCCGTTGCAATCCTTTCATCAAGGGTTAAAAATTTGTAGTTATTGGTGTATTTATCTTTGAAAATAGTTAGTGAATAACGCCAAAGTATTTCTTTCAAGAAATCAGTTACTTTGAACTGGCTTAATGCTTCATTGAAATCAATAGCTAAATTATCAATCTTTGTAACTTCTATACTTAATTCTGAACCATCATCTGATACCAATGGTGCATTACCTTGAACAATTAAACAAAATGTTTCACCAGCTGTTAAGGGTTTAATGAAATTGTAATCAAATGCAGTTCCATAATTTTGGAATGAACTTAATTCAGTACTTGCTCCTAAACCTACTGTATCGGGGTTTGTAGTTGGCTGTTTATTATACGCAATATGCAATTTTGTATAACACTTAACTGTTGATGGATTACTTCTATATTTAAAATTTCCAGATATTTTTATTCTGTAATTACCATCAACTGGTACTTGAACGTGAACGTTATTAATTACAGTAGTACCAGATGATGTTGAAAATGTATTATAAGTTATGAATCTTCTTTTTGAATCAGCACCAGCATTGGTTGAGAAATTAATATCTGAACTTTCAAAAAATCCTACTTCTGGTAAAAGTGTAAATGTTCCCTTGGGATAAGTCATCCAAAGATTTTGAAAATCAGCACCAGAAAAAACACTACCTTCATAAGTCATTCCATAATTTGAAAATGTCTTATCCCACAAATAGCTTACTTTAACTGATGGTACTAAATAATCAATGTTGATTGTATCACCACTATATTTTAATTTACCATTATAATCAGCAAGAATGTACTTGTAGTTTAAATCATTATTCCAAGTGTATGTTACACCAGAAAGTGATTTATCGTGATTGATTTCAGTTAAATTTAACTGGTCAAGTGTTTTATTTTCAATTGCTTTGAAAAGGTCAATAACACCATCATAAATATTCAATTTATAATCATCATCTGTTGTTTCACTGATAACACCCCAGCCTTCATAAATCACACAATCATTACCAACGTAGTAATTGATTTTATTCTTTATGTATGGTGATATAGATTGATTTCCAGCAACACCCAGAAAATTCATTGCTATGTTATTTTCTGGACATTTAGGGATTGAAATAGTTCTTGTAAATGAAGCTTGACGATTAGCCACACCAGAAATATCATTCACTTGCAAAGTATATGCAAGCGGTGCTGAAGGCTTTAATTTTAGTTCTTGACCGTTAATGTATAATCTTTCTTCATTCATTAATAAGTTATGGTGTTAATACTTGGTAATTCTACTGTTACCCTTAATTTGTTATTTCTTGATTTGGAATTATAAGTTGTTGAAGCATCACTAACTTTAACCCCAATAAAATTGAATGCATCCACTTGAATAAATGGTTCTTGATTAATGTACATTTCAACCTTTGGTGATTTTAGTAAATCCAATAAATATTCTTTTTCTTGTGTTGTATATTGTGTATTCACTTGAAGTGTTCCAGTTGCAGTTTTACCCAATGATTCTGATGTTGAAGTAATATTTTGAAGATTATCCCAAACACCTTGAATATCATCCAAATCTTTGGTTTTAATCACTTCATTGAAATATCTATCAAATAACCAATATGAATACCCACCATTTGAATTAAACCATTTCAAATAAACACCACATCTTGATTCTATTTTTTTAACCTTGATATTGCATTTGAAAAATCCATTAACCCATAATTCAAGATTGTTTAAATTACTTGTTGTTATTAATGTTCCATCAATCGTTGTATCATTACCACCATCAGATAAAAAGATTCTTTTCACATCAGCAGTTGTTGCTGTATAAGTATCTGAAACAATTCCAGTGTTTGAATTTTTGATTGAATAAGTATAACCAGTTTCTAAACCTTGAATTGCAAAATCAGCTGGATAACCTTCAAAGTAAGTTAGATGATAATCTACACCATTTGATGATGGTAGTAATACTTTGATATCATTACCAGCCATTACTTTTTGATTGTAAAATGGTAGTTGTTCAACACATTTTAAGAACTTATATTCTTTGTTTATTGTTTCACCAGTTGTTGCATTATAAACAAAAAATTCTGGTGTAATTGTAAGTTGTAATGAAGCATCATTATAGATAAAATCACCACCAGATAAATCTGGTAAAATGGAATCTTTAAAACCATTTTGATTGATAAGAGTTGTAACAACTGGTTTAAAATTGAATTTAAAAACATTGTTAAATGGGTAAACCACAAAATCATTTGTTCCAATTGTAATTGAACAATTTGTGATTCCAGTCATTGTTGATTCAAAATTTACAATTGAATCATTATAAGCTGGGTTATATGTTGATAGTAAATCACTATTAAAAATTATCATTTATTGGTTACTAATTTTTCTATTGCTACCGTTACTTCATTAATGAAAGCTGTAACATTAATCTTTGTTATTCTATCCAGTATAGATTGTATTCTTTCTGGTGTTATTACCTCATCATAAACATATTGATGATTTTCTTTTTTTGTACCCTTTTGCCCTATCTTGCGAGCTATCAAATAAGCAAGTGTGCTTATCTTCATTTTTTCTTCAATTGGTTGAATACCCTTTTGAATTAACCAATCTTCAATTGCTTTTGTTGGTGGTTGTTTTCCAGCTATTCTACCAGCCAAATAAACATAACCAGATAAGGTTGCACCATCAGTTCTATAATCGACTTGTAAGCCGTTTTCAAACTCACCAGATGTTCTTTTACCACCAGCATTATAAAGTGCTATTATATCAGCTTTAATGGCTTCAAATTCTTCTTTTATAATTCTATCATTATCATCAAACATTCTTTGAATTAATCATTTAAAATCACATTATAATTCACAAGAACACCATCAAGATTGAAATCAAATAAGTTAATTACTTCAATAGTTTCAAACTTCTGAATATTAGCATCAGCACAAACAAGTGTATCTTTTAAAACTTGTAAAGCACCATCAATTATTGGTTTTATATGGTTATCATATTTTTGTTTATAGTCCTCATCCACATCAGAAGAAACCAATATCATTAATTTACCATAGCTTGATTTTTCTTCAAATCCAGAATCACTAAATGATGATGAAGTTGTTATTGGGTCAACAAACAAATGGATTTTATCATTGGTCATTTCATCATATAGATTTTGATAATCACTTCTTGAATATTCAAACACCCAATCATTATCTTCAGCTAAATTCTTTAAAAATTCATACATTAATTTTTCAATCTTTTTTTCTGTAATTCAGAAATTTCTTTCTGTATTTTATTCTTTTCTTTATCCATTTTAAGTTTGGTAAAAACTACTGAATATTGCATTTTTTGAATATCATCCCATTTGGTTAAATCACCATTTGCTAATGAATCAATTGTGTTAATCACCCCAAATTTTGCCATTCTTTCATTTGCATTAACTGTAATCAAATCAATATCTTCTTCATCATCATTTAATTCATTCATTTCGATATTGGTAATGAATTCTAATTGTTCTTTGATGTAATTAATTATACCGTAGAATTGCGTTATTGTAAACCTTTCAATGTATCTTTTTTCAAGTTTGGTTACAATCACCATTACATCTAAAATTGAATCAATTGAAGCATTATTAAATGAATCTCTAATTTCAATAACTTCACTAAAGGTTAGCATCATAAATGAAGGTAATTGTATTTTAATAGGTTCTTTTGACCACCATTTAAACTTATTATACTTTGGATTTTTAATTTCAGTTATTGGTTTTAGATACTCCAAAATCATCATATATTCATCAATCAAATTCACATCATCTAATTGAATAAAATCCTTAAATTTATAATTCGTTATCTTCTCCATTTCAAACCAAAATGTTTGCTTTTCTTACTGAATTTCATTAAAAATAAATATCTTAATGCATCCAATGCGTGGTTATAATTATCTATTGGAATACCCAATTCTTTACCTTCCTTATCCTTCATCCATACATAATTTTGAAGTTCTTTGATAAGGTTTAAACTTCTTGAAGTAACTTTAAATGGTTGTTGCTGGATTAACTGAATACCATAATTGATACTATCTTTTCCTTTTACAACTGGTAAAACATTTAAACCATAACTTTTAAGTTCAGCAATTGATTTTGGTTCAGCTGAATCAGCATATATAATTCCAAATCTTGCTGGTGATTGTTTTATTAGATTTGCAATCTGACTATTCAATAATCCCTTCTGATAAATCACTTCATCAACAATTATTTCACCATCATATCTATAAACTGAAATTAATGAAGTGGGGTCATTAGTAAAACCAAAATCCAGACCACTACCAATTAATTCAGCATTTTCGGGCAATGATTCTATTTCCTTCCAATCATTGAAGATTGCACCAGATTGAACACCCAATTGACCCAATCCCATAACCTTCCAACGGTTTAACCAATAATCAGATTTTTGTGCCTTTTGTTCCCAGCTTTGAATTTCTTCTTTAATCTTGATATCAAGAAATTCATTATCCTTAAAGGTTACAATTAGAAAATCAACACCTTCTTTACCTATTAATTCAGAATGCGCCCAAAATGGTGAAGTTGGATTATAATCAAGAAATGTGAATTGTTTTGTACGAATATTTAATTCTTGGAATGCTTCAAATGAAACATTGTTTGCTTCATTGACAAACAAAATATCCCTTCTTGAACCTCTTAATTTTGAATGGTCATCAGCTGAAAAGAATTCAAATATTGTATCATTCAACTGATATATTCTATCTGTTTTATTGTGTTTAGATTCATCATATAATCCCATTTTTGTGATGATATCAATGAAATCTTTATAAGCACCTCTTTTAAGTACTGGGATGCTTTCAGCAACTATTGAAATGTGAAGATTACGGTTTAAACCATAAAGAATTAAGTACTGAAGTATTGAATAAGTTTTACCAGCACTTGTACCACCTTGCACCACTCTTATTGGTGCTTGCATTCCCCCAATTTTTGAAAATGCAGTTGTAGGTGAAAACATTAGAATGGCAAGTTTTCATTCTCGTTATTTGGGTTGTTTGTATCTTCTTTTTTTAACTCAATTGGTGTTGGTGGTACTTCGTAATACAACACATCCTTTGCTTCAATTTGTGGTATTCCATTTATAATTGAATCAATCAATGCTTTTTGTTCATTACTACCAGCAACAATATTTACAACAGTTTTTTCATTTTTGTTTACACTTTCACTTATATGTTTAAGATTCCATTCTTCAAATCTTCTTTCAAGAATCCAAGCCATTTTTGTCCAATTCTTATCATTGGTATTAAGTAGCTTATCTAATAAATTGTTCTTTTGTGTTATCATTGCACCGTGAACCATTTCAACAAATTGTTCACCAATTTCTTTATCCAAAGCACCAAATTTTCCATTTTTCCAATTATGAAATGTTTGCCTTGTTATTCTATCTTTTTTTGATAATTCTTTATTAACTAAGAAAATCAAATCATTATCAGTTAAGAATATGATGTTTTCATTATTAAGAACATTTTCAAGTTTCTCCACCCATTTTTCCATTTTTGACCAGTTACCACTTCCTACACCATTATTTTCATTCATTAAAGTTTTATTTTACATTTATGTTATTTTCTTAATTATACTGGTAATAAGGTGTTTTGTAAATAGCCTTAAAAAAAAACCACCTAAATTGGTGGTTTTTATTATTCATCTTTTTTTAATTCGTTAAGGTCTTTTTTGAAAGTTTTTGCTTTTTTGATGATGTTATTCACAATGGTTAAAAATGGTGGATTACCCAATTTTTGTGATGTTTCATCCCAGCTTTTCATTTCAATATAAATCCATAGCATTGTGGTTATTTTGGTTATTAAATTTGGAATACCCCAGATTAAATTTTTTTCAATCATAAAGTAATCAATCAAATAAGCAAAAACAATTGTTCCCATATAGAAGAACGTTTTAACCACTATATTGAATAGTTTTGTTGATTGGTATGATTTCCATCCATTTAACTTGATTGTTGTGTAAATGGCAAATAAAGTATCAAATCCGACTGCCAAAGAAATGATTATTAAAAATCCTTTAATTGGTGATAGGAATGTGATTGTGCTTATTAAAGCTAGTTTTAAAAATGTTAATGAATAGTAAGATATTTCGGTGTTCATTAATTCTCATAAGTATATTTATTTTTTGTTATTGGTTTTGCTATTAATTCAGATTTTACTGATTAGCCATTAATTTGAAAAACTATTTCCATACTTGATGGATATTTAAAATTAACTGATATAAAATATTCATCAGTTATTTCATTATAATATATATCACTCCAATTATCTGTACCTTCTTGATAATTTTCATTTTCAATAACTAGTTGATTGTAATCAATACATTCTTGTTGCGTACCCTTATACCACATAATTAAGTTGTTATAGTTTCTAAAAAATCATTATTTTTTGGTTCAGTATAGATAATAGTTTCTTTTATAAAACCATTAAATGGTTCTGTTGTTAAATTAAATGCACCTAAAATAATATTTGAAGAATTAGTTACGCCAGCTGAAATATCACTACCACTTGAAACACCATTTAAATAACTTTTAACATTATCAGTTTGAAATGTAGAAGCAATCTTATTAATAACATTTAAATTAAATGATGATGTGGGTGATGAAATAGCACTAGTAATTGAACCGCCAAATCTTGTTTCAGTTAAAATTAAATTTGTTGATGAAACTCTATGTCTTGATAAATAATTTACATCACCAATTACACCACCAAATATTGTTACAATACCTTTTGCACTACTAGTTGTTGTTTGGTTGTTAAGAACCTCATTATAAATAGTGTAACCAGTTGTACCAGTTAAACCACTGTAATTTAAAAGCCTTAAATCGTGAGCAAAAAAACCAGAATAACAATTATCATCATTATCCCAAACAAGATAAGGTTGTGAATTTGCTGTGGTTTGTTTAAATGCACCTTTTGTTTGTTGGTATGTAGTAGCTGTTGAACCAACTTCACATTGAAATCCAGTTACTCTAAAACCTTTAGGGGATTGTGTGTTATATTTAACTATACCAGTATTACCATATTCCCAATTTGAACGATAGGCTTCAATTCTCCAAACACCATTACCTAAATCAGTTTTAGTGCTGGTTGGACGACTTGTATTATTATTAAGTGAATTAAAAATAATAAAATCAGCATTTGAATCATTTGGTTCACCAATTTGAGGTTCAGATAAATCATCCATTATTATATAAAATGAATAAGTTAATGGTTGACCTTGTACACCAACATTACCATTATAAATAAAACGGCTTGTTGAACCATCATTAAATCTTACACAATTGGTAAATGGCAATCCAGTCCACCCACTAAATGATTCATAAGTAACATTACCAGCCAAACCAATTGTTGATGTTGGTTCTGAAACTTCAATTAAATTCTTTTTAGATTGGTCATACATTTTAACTATTCTACCAACACCATATCTTGAACCATTTGTTGATTGATATGCTGTTAGTCCATCAACTTCAAGTTGTGCGCCCCAAACAAATAAACCATCTGAACCATTTGCACTTGATGTTGCAACCCTAAAACCAGTGTATAAATAATTATTACCAATAGTATTTTGAAAAATATAAGTAACAATACATCTATACCAACCATTTGAAATATTTTCAATTGAAGATGAAGTAACATTTGAACCATCGCTTACTATAGTACCAGATGTTAAATTAAATCTTGAAGCTTCATTACCAAAAATACCCCCAACCCAAATTTCATCCATTTCACCAGCTTTGGCATAAACAGAAATAGTTATTTCTTTACCTTTAATTTGCGGTGAAACTGTATTATTTACACCAATATAATTACCATTAGATGTTGGAATTAATTTATCAGCTGTTGAACCGCTTAATGGGTCAATTGCAACATTAGCTGTTCTAGTTATATTACTAATATAATTCCAAGATGCGTGTGTGAAATCTTCACTATATGGTATTTGATTTTTACCTAAGAATGTTTTTATTGCGTTAATATCTACAGTATCACCACTAAAACCAAAATCTTGTTCATTATTGTTAAATTCATTTCTAATTCTAACACAATTACCTAAGTAATTTTGATTTAATTTAGTATATGAATAAACACCATCACTGTTTGATATTTTATTGAAATATTCCCACACAAGGTTATTACCCAAATATGCTTTCTGTATTTGGGTATTACCTAATTTCACATTGTTTATATTTAAATTTCCAAGTTTCATTAAATTATAAAATAGATTGTTGTTGGGTCTTTTGTTACAATTGCATCATATTCTGCTTGTGTTACTGTAAGCAAAGCATTAGTTGTATAAGTTGTACCAGTATGTTTGTTTATGAAAGGTGATTGTGCTACTGATTTACTTCTTAAAGTACCATTTGAATTAGTGAATAAAACATTATTCATTGTATCACCAGTATCATTTCTAGTTGATGGATATGAATGCAATCTTACATAATCAGTTCCAATATCAAATTTAGCTTGTGGATATAAATAACCATCTTGGAATCTCCATAATAATCTACCAGCATCACCCCAAGCATCATAATTTGTTGATTTTATTGCTGAGAATGTCATTTGCTGCATTGTTGTTGGAGCTCCAGCCATTCTTGATATAAATTGATTTGGTCCAGCTGAACCATTTCCACCATTACCTAATAACTGAATAAATGGTACAGTTCCACCACCAAAAATATGTCCAAATTGTGAACCTAATATCTCATTATCAAGGTCACTTTGTGTTGGTGCGGTACCAAAACTCACTATACTACCAATTAAACCAGCACTATTCTGTCTATATATTTTTTCATTAACTAAATTAGCATTATTTATTAATCCCGACTTTTTCCAAACTGATGTTGTAGCTGAAGATAAATCACTTGTTAAAGCCAACGTTCCAGATTGATTAGGAAATTCAAAACTTTTTGTACCACCAGATATTAAACCAGTCTTTAATAATGCGAATTTTCCAGAAGTACCACCAATTGTAACACCTTGGTCAAAACCATTAACAAAGAAACCAGTTGTATTACCACTTACCGTACTTGTTATAATAGTTCCATTATCAAGATTAGTTGATATTTGTGCTGAAGTTGAAGTTGGAAAATCAACTTCATCACCTTCTATATAAAAATTTAACTGTCTTGTTCCAGTTGTATAATTTGTAGCAATTTCAAAATTTGAATGTGCGTCAGAAGTTGTAAATCCATTATTACCTACAATAACATTTGATGTTGTATTACCAGCATCAGTAACTTCTTGTAAAGTTGGTGTAGATAAACTATTAATATTGATTTCTGCAACGTGCAATAATGTATAATCATCTTGAATAATGAAATTTATTGTTTCATCTGTACCAAGGATAAAATCATTATCATTAATCAAATCAAACTTCAATTCACCAGCACCAAAATTGTGTTTAAAAACAATTGGTGTAGATTGTTGGTTTGTTATTCTGATTCTTTTACCTATGTAACTGAAAACTGGTGATACAAATCCAGCTGAATTAATTTGTGTTACTGATGATGAATCTTTGATAATGTAATTTGTATAGTTTTTAAGTTTAAAAATTGTAATAATTCCAGAAGAAGAACCAATATAAGCAATTGTTTCATCAGCTTTTTCAAGATACAAATCACCAGTTGGTGTTGGTTCAACTTCAATAATACCATCAGTAACAACAATTAATGTTGCTTGAATTGTGTTATTTGGTACTGGTGGCGCAATTGCATTATCAACCGCTTCTGTTCCAGCAATTCTTTGAAATGTATTGTTGTTATCAGCAACAATTAAATCAATTCTGGTCATTCCAGATGATGCCAAAGGAACATTGATTTCAACAACATCATCATTTGTGTATTGTTGATTTGCAATCAACCAAACCCAATCAGCGTTTATGGTTAATGTTTCACCAGATAAGTTATAACCAGTTTGGTTAAGTATTTTATTAGCACTTGGTAAATCAGCTGTTGTAACAAATGGGTTAATTCCATCAGCACCATCATTAATTAATTCAGATGTGTTTGAAATAGCACCAGCACCCAAATTTTTAACGAATAGAATATTAACCAAATTAGCCATCAAATCAGCTTGACTAGTATAAACAACGCCATTAACTTGAAACTGGCTAAAATGGGTACTACCTACCAATTGAAACTTGGTATCATAAGCATTATGAATTGCAATGTTATTTTCACCTTGTTTGATAACAATGAAATTCTTCACATAGTTTCTACCATTGTGTGAAAAAGTCTTTGCATTTATATTATTAATTATGTGCATTAATTATATCTTTCTAATTCTCATTATTCTTTCACCAGATGGTGATGATGTGCAGTTTAATGATTTCCATTTTGGAAATATTTCTTTATTTGCATCTAAGTATTTTTTGATTTGTTCCCATCTTGAACCAGCCAACTGCATTTGCATTGTTGAAATATCCTTTAATGAATTTCTTTCTGCTGGAACACTATCATTTGATTGCTTTATGGTTGCTCCAAATGGTGTAATATTTGTGTTTATTTGCATTACATACTTTGCCATAAAATAATCAGCTGTTAAAGCCTTTAATCCATCTTGATGATATACAATATCATTGTATGTAAAAGTTGAACCAGAAAGCAAATCTTGATAAATTGGATTATTAAGATTGTTCAACACATCAAAATAAAATTCTGAACCCAATACATCTTTCAATTCAGTTAACTGTGCTTGTTCAATGATTGGATTGATTTTATTTTCATCGACTTTATTACCGATATCTTTATAATTTTTGATTTCGGTTGCAGTTATAATCTTATTCATTTGTTGTTTTTTTTGGTTCTACCAATGGAATTATATTCCAGTTATTATTTGGGTTAATTGGTTCGTGAAACTTGCTGAAAACAGCTTTAAATGCATCTGATATAATACTTCTTTCTTCTTGTTTATTTTCCCAATGCATAAATTTAGCTTGAACAAGCAATTCACCAGAATTACCAAATATTGAATTATCAGAATTATCAATTAAAATTGAAGGAATACCATAAGCTTTTCTAATATTTCTTGCTGTTGATTGTTCAGTACTTTCAAACTTCTTATCATCAATATTTGAATCAATATTTTGTATCAAAATATGTTCAGCTAGATTATCAGATTCAAGATTTGCTTCCAACAAAAGAACCCCAGATGAATTATCTGAACCTTTTAAATCATTGATTGTATTAACAAAATCATTTCTTTCATAATCATCTTGAAATGGTTTAGTTACAAATAGTTTTGCACCAAAGAAACCTTTTCTTAAACCACTATTTTTAAATACTGATGCTTGATATTCTGAATCAGCATCATATAAAACTGAATCAATATCAGAAAGTGAATAAGTTGAACTGAAATCACTATTGATATGTAAGATTTGACCTTTATACTTTGACCATCCACCAGCACTTTCAACTTGTTTTTCAATTATTGCTGGATTTGGATTGAAACGGTCAATTATCTTGAAATCTTTTTTTTCAATCTTCTTACCTTTTGATTTATCCCAGTTATCATAAACAATGAATTTACCATTGTAACCAGTTGAATCAGTTGAACCAATTCTAACTTGTTCACTACTTATTAAATCAACTGAAATAACTTCATAAAGTGCATTGTAATTAATGTGTAAAAAGATGTTGTTTTGTTCCGAAAACTCCCTTGAAACAATTCTATAAAGTTGATTGATTGTTAATCCTTTCTTATTGATAATTGGTGCATTCTCTTTAGCGAATTCAAACCCTTTACCATAAATGTATTTTGAATTAATATCAACACATTGTTTTGCTGTAACACTTGAATTGGTTAAACTCTTAACAAGGCTCGGATAAGCATTATCAGCACCCCAATTATAAATACCTTCAACCTTGTTGTATTTTATTGATAATCTATTATCAACATCAATTAATCTTATCTTCATTATTCCTCATCAGCATTATCATTTTCGTTATTGATTAATTCAACCCAATTTTCTGGATATACTTCAAATAGTGATATTCTATTTGGATTTGCTTTTAGAAATTCAATACATAATTCATCTGGTGCATTATCAATTGTTATTGATTTACCACCCCCGAAATTGATGCCTAATACACCAATATTATTTCTTAATTTGAAACCACTATTTTCAACTTGTGGTTTAAGTAATTCAACCCCTTCAGATTGAAGTTTATCAAAATATTTCTTATGCTTATTCTTGCAATTTGAACAACCAGAATTTGGAAATAAGAACTTGTAATAATCCATCATTTCATTTCTTAATGATTCATCATTCATTATCTGTTCATATCCAATTTGAAGTAATTCTTCTAATCTTTCTTTATTCATATTCTATTGTTTTTATAAAAAATTAAGGTAGATAGCTTTTTAAACCATCTACCTTAATTATACTGTTAGAACCCTATTTTGTAAACCTAATTATGCAAATAATGAATCAACTTTAGCTTTAGTTGTAGCATAATCAGTTTCTAAGTAAATCTTGTAAGGATAAGATTCACCAAAACCTTCTTGTGATTTTAAAGTGAAAATGAATGAACCATCATTTTCTAAAGAAGTAAATGAACCTTCAGCCATTTTTAAACCATTTTCTAAACCGAAAACTTTATAAGCATCAGCATTTGAAGTTCCTTTGAATTTTGTTTCTACAACAACCACAAATTCACCTTCTAAAAGTTCTTTTATTCTTTCTGCATCTTCTGCACTTTGCCCAAACACTCTACAAGCGAATGAATGTGAAAAAGTATCAACACCAGAATCATTTAATGCAACTTCTGAACCAGTTGAACCCAATTGTTTTATCCAACTAATTGAAAAACCAGTAGCACCAGAATTCAATGATAAGTTAGTAACTGTTGAACCAGTTTCAGTAATTGATGTTCTATCTAAATCAGCAACATTTATAATAACTGCTTTAGTTTCTAAACCGCTTTTAGCACGGTTTGCACTTGAACAATCATAAGAAATATTAGCTGTTAATTTGTTTACACACATTTATATTTTTAAATTAATAATCTTGTTATTTTTGGTTTAAAGCCTTGGATGGCTGACTATTCAACCACCCAATTCTTTAAAGAAATTATTATGCTACTTGTAATACTACCAATTCTTCTGGTAATGCTATTTGAGTACCTAATTTGAAAGCTACTTTTACTTTAACTCTTTCAATTTGTGGTAAGTAAATTGCTTCTGCTGTATCAGCTTCATCAAGTAAATCTGTACCGATATAGAAGTTTGAAATTCTACCAGATACAATTCTTTTTGAACCATTTAATCCGTTTAATGCATAGATTTTAATGTTAGTACCAGGTACCACAATTTCACCATCAACAGCATCAACACCATAGTGGAATAAGTTTGCATTCTTTAATGCAGTTGTATAGATTCTGAAATAATCCCAACCCATAAAGATTGCTGTATCAGCTTGGTTTAAGATATCCATTGGAATTTCTGAATAAACCATATCTATTAAACCTAATGCTGTTGCTGAAGTAAATGTTGAAGCTGTAACAACTGTAGTACCAGTTTCAGCATCAATAACTTTTAAGAAACCATTGAATTTGTTTAAATCATCATTTAATGATGCTGTATCACCTTGCCATAAAGCCTTCTCATTCTTAATAGCAACTTTTGATGTGATTTCAGTCATTAAATCTTGCTCAAATACTAAAGCATCATCTTTAGAACCAGCATTGATTTGTGAGTTCATCCATTTAGTGTTTAACACTTTAGGGTCTAAAAACTCTCTTACTGCAATTGGTGCAACTTGAAGAATTCTTTGTGTGAATTTTACATCTGAATTTCCATCAGTAGAACTACCAACTGAATCATCTTGTAATTTTGGGTCAACACTCATTAAGTTTAAAGCTTCTGCGTGTTTAATACCAACTTGGATATTACCAGAAAATAAACTCATTGTTTTGCTATCCATCAAAGAACTTTTGATGATAGGTAATTTTTGTTCGTTAACGTAATCCGTTAAAGCATTTACATTATATGCCATTTTTTGTTTTTCTTTTTATAGTTGTGTTATGTAATTAGAACTTTGAGTTCAAAATTTGATAAGCTCTTGATAAGTTTTCATTTTGAGCTTTGATAGATGGGTTGTTACCCTTATTTTCAGTTGAAAAATCACTACCAATTTGCTTTGCTAATGCAATGTATTTTGATTCCATTTCATTAGTTTTTTCAGCCATAGCTTGCATTACTTCAAGCAATGTATTTACTTCTTCATTTGATGTTAATTCACTTAATTGTGCCTTTAAATCAGCTATTTCAGCTTTTAAATCTTCAACTGATTCTGATGTATCATCACCTTCTTTTTCTTTTAATTCAGCAACAACACCATCTTCAACAACAACCAATATTAAATTGGTTTCAAGTGGATATTCACCAACTGGTAAAAAGGTCTTTTCTGCATCAGCATAAACAGCACCACCAACAGTTAACATTGTTCCTTCAAAAAAGTAAGTTGAATTTCCATCTTCTGATAAAATACTTGATAATTCAGCATCAAGTGGTGCTGTATCATCTTCTGAAGCATCTGATTCTTCTGGTTTGATTTCAGTTAACAAACCTTTTTCAAATACCATTGTTGAACCATCTGGCATTAAGAATTCACCATTAGCTTCTTTACCATCAACAGTTGCTTTTTCACCAACTTCTGGCATATCACCTTCTGATAATTCTGGAAATATAATTTCCATACCAGTACCATCTTGAAGAATCAATTCAGCTTTGATTTTACCAGTTAGCATATTCATTATGCTATCAAGTTTTTTGTTCAATTTCTTCATTAAACCTTCTTCTTCTTTTTCTTCTATGTTATGTAATTTTGCAACAGCCATTTGTGGCTTTTGTAGTTGTGTTGCAATTCCTAATTCTAATGCTTGAGTAGCATTTAAGTATGTTTCATTTCTAAGTAATGAATGGATTGTATCAGAATCAATATCAAGTAATTTTGAATAGAACTTTACTAAGTCATTTTCAACCGTTTTTAACTCATCTAAGTAATAAGCCAAAGCACTTGTATCACCAACCGCTTCCATCCAAGGCAAATGAATCATAAAAGCGTTTTCTGCACCTTCTGGGATAATTCTTGTATCACCCGCCATAAAAATTACTGATGCAATTGAATAAGCTTTTGTAGTAATTGTGGTGATTGGTTTCTTTAAGTTTCTTAAATAATTGTAGATATCAGTACCAGCATCAACAAAACCACCAACAGAATCAATTTTAACAACAAATGAATCTGAATTTGGTTGTGCTTTTACTTGTTTGATAACATCTAATAAAGTGCAATCCACACCTATTTCACCACTTATATATATCTTTCCTATGTTCATACATAGAAATTATACTGGTGGTGATATCATTTGTAAATAGCACCTAATTATTCTTAGGTAATACCAATAATTATTCTATAATATTCTTATAATTTATTATTAAATAATTACATAATATTAGATATTATACTATGTGGTGACAATACTTATAAAGCCTTTATTGATAAGAGATAAGAAGATATTTAGATAAATAAATAATTGAAGAAATACTAAAAATAGTAATGTAGTTTACTTGCAACCGATTTGTTAAAATCGTATCTTTGCATTATAAGTATAAAAAAGGTTTAAATACTGTTTACTTCTTGATATAATATCTTAAATTATATCATATAAATATTTTTTTAATAAAAAATATAACTTTTTATAATTCTAACATATTTATAAATGTAAGCTATTAAATAAATAGTTTGCCTTCGGTATCCTATGGGGTTGCTCCCATAGGTTTTGCCACCGAAGTGAATCAAAAGGCAAAATAACGAAAGGCAAAATATTAACTTAAACTTGAAAAAGAAAAACAATGTACAAACAGTACACAAAAGAAAAACAACCTCTTACTTAAAACTACCAACAGCACTTGTTGAAGATGTTAGAAAATTAAACTTATCAAAAGATTATCAATCTTACTGTTTCAAATTCATTGGAATTATTCAAAGAAATAATTTCATTGATTATAAAGATTTATTTGAAGAAACAGCAATTCCAGTTGAATACATAAAGAAATCATTTAATGATAATAAATATCTAAATTGGTTACAACCATTATTAGATTCTGGTATAGTTATTAGAAGTAATTATTATTCTGATATTACTAATACTTGTTATAATTATTCTATTAATAATTTATATTATAATCATAATAATATAGATATTATACTATGTGGTGATAATCACTCTAAACCCTTATCAATAGTAGCTTTCAGAGATATTATAAAAGAATCTAAAGAAGATAATCTATACTTAAATTACTTCAAAAATGATTTTGAAAGCTTAACAATAGATTATTCAAAACTTGAAGAAATTATTGAAAGAAGAATCAATGAAATAACCATTGATGCTTTTGCTATGAATGAAGATATTCTTGATGAATCATTCTACCTAACTTTAAATAAATCTGGAATGTGGATAAAAAGAAGTGATGCTATTCAAAAGGCAAAAGAAATGAAAATGAATTTAATAAAAGATGGTAAAAGATTTGTTATTGAACAACCAGATTCATTTATATCAAAGAAAAAAGAAATGATTAGAATAATGTATGGTGAAGCTTTATTAAATCTTCAAAATGGAAATCTAAGAGCAAAAAGAAATGATACCAATAGAAGACTTGATACTAACTTTACTAATATGTGTTCTGAACTTGTAGATGAAATTTGTAACCAGAATGATTTGATTCAAATTGATTTAAAAAACAGCCAGTTTGCAATCCTTTCATTGATGCTACAAGATAAATTAAATACACCCGATTTTAAGCTATTTAAAAGCTTAACAGCTTCTGGTAATCTATATGAATACATTCAAGATAAACTTGCCTTAAACACAAGAAAAGAAGGTAAAAATGTAGCGTTTGAAATCCTATTCAGTAGCCATAAGAATAGAACCAAAAACAAAGCTAAATTGAAAGAATTATTTCCAAGTGTAATTGAATTTATTGATAACTACAAAAAGGAAAATGGTGATGCAATGTTTGCAATTAAAATGCAACGTAAAGAATCAACAATGTTTATTGATAATATTTATAACCAACTGAAAAAAAAGAAATTATTTGCTTTAACTAAACACGATAGTTTAATTGTTAAAGAAGAAAACAAAGTTGAAGTTATTAAGCTAATTGAATCTTATTTTGAGGGTTTAAATTTCGATTACAGCATTGATATCAAAGAACCAATTAAAGTGGCTGAAATCGAAGAAAACAATAAAGAAATAAGCATTGATGAATATGAACGAAGAATGATAATTAAGTATGGTTCATATCTTGATATGGTAAAATTTGGGATGGTGATTGGAATAATGAAAAATCATTTCAAATCATTGGATGATGTTACTGAAGAATTTAAAAATCAATCATTTTGTAATTTCAAAATCAATAATCAATTAGTTAATATTTTAAGATAAAAGTTAATTTTTCAAAACAATTTAGTTTGAATTAAATATCTTACATAAATTTGTTTTCTATTAACTAAAAAAAAATTAAAAAAATGAATGTAGATGAAGTTGTGTTTCTAAAGTCTGGTAGTCCAAAATTAATGATTACTTGGTTAGTTGGTGTAACACCAAACAATTCTCCAATCGATATTAATAAAATCCTAATGGATAGACCTAATTATATTGTTGGTGATATTTCAATAAAATATTTTAATAAAAATAATGAAGAAAAACTAACTTTACCAGCTAATACATTAATTGACAATTTACAAAACCGTATTCCAGTTAAAAATCAAAATTTAAGTGTTGGAAATGTTGTAAAACACAAACTATCTGATATTGAAATGACTATAACTTGGGTTGTAGGACAAATTCAAGACAGTAATAGTCCGATAAAATTAAATGAATTGTATAACAGACAAGGTTTTGTTAATGGTGATATTGCTTGTAGTTATTTTGATAAAACAGTACACGTGACAAAATTATTTAGAGCAAATGAAGTTGAAAAAATATTCGAATAATATAAAAAGCTAATCCTTAGATTAGCTTTTTTATTATCTTTGATATATGACAGCAAAGTTAACAATAACATACACAGTGATTTTGAAGTTCAATAATTTTGATACTTTAACAGCAATTACAAAAGAAAGGTTGATTTATTTAATCAATAACAATCCTTTTGAAATTGAATATTTTGGTGGTGAACTAGATAACCAAGCTGATTATATGGATGAAGAAATGGAACAAGATTTTAATAATCATTCATTTCACACTTTTCATTTTGATTTGGAATCTTCAGATGAACCAAATTTTGAAGCTGATAATCAAGAAGTAATTGAAATCCTAACCAAAGCCATCAATGAAAACGAAATTAAAGATGTAAGAAATGATGGTAAAGATGTTGAAGTATTTCTTTACTAA